ATTCAGGAATTCACCAAGGTCACGTTGCCCGCGGAGTTCTATTCGAAGACCATCGTCAACGTCTTTGGAGGTACCAGTCAAACACTCTATGCCGTGGACAGCGAGGGAACGCTGTGGGGCGTCGGGAACCGAATTAGGGGTCTTGGACTAAGCAGTGCGGACGGATACAATACAAAGCTCTTCAGTAAGGTCCCAATCTACGACGTGGTTCCTAAAGCCTTTCAGTACACCCCGACGCTGACCCTCGAGAATCCCAACCCGGACTACGGCGCGACGGTCGAGTTCAAGAATCCCAACAACCGGGCGTTCATCAATCTGGACGACAAGACCTCGACGCTCCGTTTGGGCTTCGTGGACAACGAGAACAACGCGGGGCAGTTTAGGGGGATCCAAATAGCTGCCGATGGTTCGCTGGGCGGGGAAGGGACGCGGGAGCGAGATGATCCGGATGTGGTAGACGGCATCCTTGCTCTAAGTATCAAAAATAAAACAACTGATCCGTATATAAGGATAGAAGGTCCGAGCCAGGGGAGATCTGGAATTATATTAGGAGAAGCCACTGATGATGCTTTTATAATGGAGTATGACGGTAGGTCTACTGGTTCTGGAAATTATGTTTCGTTTTATTCAGCCGTATCTAGCTGGGTTGGACGGGGTGGAGGTTTCAATTATGTACCACAAAACGGCAACGTCGGCATCGGGACGACGGGTCCGTTGACCAAACTAGCTGTTCAAGGTGATTTTTCGTTTGATGGTGGTTACATGACTACAAGATATTACAGTTTTCAGTATTACACCGCAGGAGGAGTCACCGCCCCCAGTTTTGCTGTTTATACAAACGGCACAGCTGGGATGTATTTACTTGAAATATATGCGACTACGTCGAATTCGGGTAATCAGGGCAGTCCTGGGAATTATTACCATGGAATAGTACTGAAAAGAAGTAGAACTGGTGCCACCGTTGGGTTTATTGTTTTGAGTGAAGATATTCTCAATGGAAATAGCTATAACGCATTTCAGAACATCACTTCAGTAAGCAACACTCAGTTTGACCTTATTACCTCGGCCGCGTATGGTTATGGTTATTATGCAGGGATTCACATCAAGCTTATTGATTTAAACAATCAAGGTGCTAAAATAACACAAATTACTTCGAAAGGTATTACACGAACTTTTAGTTAAAAAAATAAATGTTACTAATAAATAAATGTATGTTCTTTTTGATAGAGAAAGAGAAAACATAATAATAAATGTCATGGATGTATTAGTAGGTAATATTGACAACACCATCGGCATTTTAGAGATAGAGAGAGATGAACAAATCGAAGATTACTTCTATTACAAAGTCAACGCTGAAGAAACTGGAATAGAATATTCAGAAGCCGCTAAAGAATTGCGAACAAGAGGTTTTTTGGAACAAAATATGTTTGAAATGAGAGAAACCAGAAATAAACTCCTCAAAGAAACGGACAAATACGCACTTCCAGATTGGCCTCACAAGACGCCTGAAAACAAACAGGCGTGGCTTGACTACAGACAGGCACTTAGAGATCTTCCTTCCGGTGGAATAGTGACAGAATTTCCAATTAAACCAAATACCCCATAGTCAACACAAGGATGATCTATCCAACCACAACATGTCGATGGTGCAATGTTCCCCTTCAGTGGACCAGTCGGTATGATTTCATCATGTACGCCTTCAAGTACTTCCAGACCGAGAATAGTATTCCGCTCGAGCGGATGTCCAGGGTGTTCTACAAGATCAGGTCGGGCGCCAGAAGGAATGTGTGCCGCGCCTGCTACAAGTTGAATCTGACCAATATCCACCAGAGGGAGATCACGGGCAGGTGCAAAGTGATCGGACACAGGGGCGTGGACATCAGCGAGATCGTGGGGATCTTCATGTTCAAACTTTTCAATCAGTCCTGGCGCCACAAGCGCTACATCGAGTTCATGTGGCTAAGGGAGCACACCTTCGATGCCTTTTTGGATTATCTCTATGCACGCGACCTCATCCTCGATACGTATCACCAAGACGATGACACTGAATACTACTACGAGGACATGGTCAGGTCTCACTTCCAGGTCCCGAGGAGATTCACGGCCACGCGGGACGATGAAGATAACATTATAAGTTTTCAATTAAACGACACGACCACCATTGTGGTAAATGCACATCCTGTTATCGAGTAATGGAACACCATTCCACGGTGCCAAGGGTGGCTACCCGAGTCAATTGAGACACCTCATAAATATGTTTGTCGAGAAGGGTCACACGGTCACCATGCTCATATGGAGTCTCTGTGGCATCAAGCACACCGGCGTCCTCCACTTCAAGGATCTGGTAAAGGCAAACATTCTCCCGGGCGAGACCAAGGATCCGTGGACTCAGGCACTCCTGGACAAGCCCGAGGTGAGTTTCATTTTGGGACCCTACGAGAAGTTCCCGTGCGTCATCAAGATTTCCGACATCAACGAGTTCGTCAAGCGAACCAATGCGGGTGCCGTGTTCTTTCTCCAGGACATCTTCCTGTTGGATACGTCCACCGCCGAGGAGATCGCATGTCCCTCCTATCTCTGGTTTCCCCTTCACTACGACCCGATCGACCTTGCCACGGTCAAGGCACTTGGAAAGATCAAGCACATTCTATCCCTGTGCCCCTCGACCCGCGACAGAATTCGGAAGCAGTTGGGGCGCGACAGTCACGTGGTGCCGCACATCGTCGGATTCCAGACGCCCCTTCCTCCCACGGACACCAAGGAGAAGATTCGCAGGGACTTCGGCGTGAACGACAAGTATGTGATCCTGACGATCGCAGGAAACTACGAGAACAGTGGGCGAAAGTCCATCGACACGACCCTGCTTGCGTTCAAGGAATTTCACGCGACCCACCCGGAGGCACTTCTGTGGCTTCACGTCCCGGCGCTCAACCACACCAAGGTGTATGACGTTCCGGTGATGGTTCAGACGCTGGGCATTCCCGAGTCCGCCGTCAAGATTACGGAGACGACGCTGGACGAGACGACGCTCCAGAAGATGTACAAGTGTGCCGACATGTATCTGTGCGGATCTTGTTCCGAGGGGTTTGGAATTCCTCAGTTGGAGGCTCAGTACTATGGGCTCCCGGTGGTGACCACCAAGTTTGGGGCGATGGACGACTACTGCTGGCACGGAGTGAGTGTGCCTCCAGCTCAGCCCCGGTGGAATCACATGCAGGGTGCTTGGTGGGTGACGCCTAGCGTTGAATTGACCTTGGGTGCCATGGACAAGGTCTTCCTGGACGACCTGGAAACGACCGGCGAGTGGGTTCAGGAGGAGGTTCGCAAGATCATGGGCTACGAGGCGGTTCGGGATCAGATACTCGCCATATTAGAGAAAAATTAAAGGTTGTTTGATAATAGACTATGGAACAGACTCCATTCAAAGCCGTGTTTACCAAAAAGTCCAACTTTCTCACCCAGTCATTTGATACAGATCCCCTTGAAATAGACTACGGTGGCAATGCAAAGTTTCTGATCCCAAGGCACGGAGACTTCATCACGAGGATGTACCTTTTGGTAGACTACGATAGTGTAAAGTCCACGAAGATCAATCAGGCGCACGCCATGCTAGACTACGTGTCGTTGGTGATAGGTGGCACAACCATTCAGCAGGAAACCGGCGAGACATTGAACATGCGACTGAATCTCGAGGGCAGAGAAAAGGAGGCATTCTCGGTGGTTCAGCTCTACCGGATGCTTGGCGGCGGACCTGGACACATTTTCACCGACACGTCTCAGTATCCGAGGACCTACAGACTTCAGATCCCCCTTCAATTTTGGTTTAACGGAAATAAGGAGATGGCAATTCCACTGTCTGCCCTGCGATACCAGGAGGTGGAGGTGGAGGTGGGTCTCAGGGCAGCATCGCGATGGGGAGGGGTGGACGCGGGAAAGAATAGTTCTCGGGTCAGTATTCGCGTCGAGTATGGCTACGCTCCCAAGGAGATCACGGACGCATTGTCAAAGAGACCTCTGGTATTTCCGACGGAGCAGTTTCAGGTCGTCGAGCAGAATTACACGAGTTCAAATGTATTCACGGTGAGTCCCGATTTTGTGAATCCGGTCAAGGCTGTATTTGGATTATTCAAGAATACGTCCACTGAAATTACCGAGCCGTTCAATTACTCTCGGGGTTCAACGGCGACGGTGGACAGCAACGACTATCTGAATACCATGGAGATCATCTTGGACAACGAGGTTCTGATGCCCAAGGAGGTGGGTTCATATGAAATGTATCGCGGCTTTCAGTTTTATTCGCACTTTCCAGGGGCTCCGCAGAGAATAACGGACGGCACGAATACCTACGCGGGGTTCATCTACCCCCTTGCATTTTGTTTGGATCCCATGAATCGTGCATTTCCCAACGGGAGCATTAATTTTTCGACCATATTGAATCCCATATTCAACATCGACGCCAAGACCTCTGGTGCCTCCGCGATCCGCTTCAGACTGTACGCTCTCTCGATGAACTTGTTGTATATCGAGAAGGGTATATCAAAACTTGTATTCACTGGATCGGAGGTCATACTTCCTCGATTTCCTTAAATTCGGCGAAGCTGACCTTTCCATCGCCATCTTTATCATACATCGTGACATCACTTTCAATAGCCTCTATGAAACCTGAGCCATCTGTGTCCAGGCTATTGAATTTGCCTTCCACGACTCCATTCTCGTAGTTTTCCTCGACGCGTCCTCTACCATTTTCTGCCACGAACGTGTTGGTGGAAAGATAGTACATGGTCAATAAGAATAATTCGGGCGAAGGGACAAATGTGTTGATATTTGTCCTCGCGTCAGCCGTGATCTTGATGTAGCCGGTTGAAGCCGTGGTAGTTGATACGCTAGTTCCTGCATCCGTTGGGTGATTTGTATTTAAGGTGAAAGATGCTGCTATTGTAGATGTGGTTACAGCAGTTCCCTCCGAAGTAGCATAAAGATTTGCAGTACAAGTACCCCACAATGGAGCGGCATCTCCACCATCTTGGACGATGACAACGGCATTTGTGTTTGATGAATCACTCCAAAAGGGGAAATTTACCGTTTCCGTAACACCACCAGAGTAAGTGAAAGAACCATCCTGAAAATCACCAGAACTATCCACGTAATGTGCTGTTGGAGATCTGAAATAATCTGTCCCTCCTATTGTGATTTTATTTCCATCCCAAGGTTCGAAGCGCATTTTATATGGTTCTCCCGGTGGAGGTCCATCGTTATCTGTGTTCGTGTAACTGATTCCCGGAATACCCACGCGGACGGTGTTTGTCCTAAGGTATCCGAATTCATTTACCCTAAGACTTTTTAGAATCGCGTCGCCGCCAAGACCCACGCTTGTGTTCAAGAGAATGCGACTATCTTGAACTGTATAGTTTTGTTGATCCGAGGCAAATGTTGCCGACCATAGTGTGTAGCCAGCGGCCACTGTCGTGAAGAGCATGTCTATGTAGGCACTCTGTGGACGTGGTGCCCTAAATTCATAGTCGCCCGATACCACCTGCAGGGGCTGTTCGGCAAACGAGTATCCATAAAAGGATCCGTCGTTGTGATAATCGTGCACGTAGGCTTGATATTCCTTGAGAAACAATGACTTTCTAATTTCATTTCTATCTGTCTTATTGAGTGTGGTAATCGTTGAAGAAATAATCGGATTGTAAAATATTGGATTGTATCCGGATATGAAATTTTTGAACGTCCAGAATATCGCGCGACAGGAGTAGGCGCTGTTGAAGTAGTATCTGTATTTGGCGTCCAGCGATGCCTCGAGTTCAATTTCCTCGGCATTAATCTTTTCAATTGGATATCTCTGCGGAACAGATTTAAACATGAAGCGTTCTTGATCGGTCAGTGAAATTTCTTGGGTCACGAATTTGAATTCGGTTAGGTCGGCACCGACCGCAAACCCGTCCGTGTTGCTCACGATCTCGGCGAGCGAACGAAATTGGATCACGATCATGATGTCGGAGTTGTGCATGGCACAGATGGGGAGTGGGGCGCGGAATGAACTGGTCCCAATCTTCGAGTCCACGTAGTGCCTATTGAAGAAGAATGGAAGTGGAAAAAATAAATTCTGCGTGGTATCGTTTGGTATAAGTGACGGCTGTGTGTCATAGGGTTTTCCGAGATTGTACATGGTATTGAGAACGTCCGAGCGCTCCTGTGAAATAGAATACATGGACTCGTACATGGACATCCACTCGCCCTTGAGAGACTGTATGACCATTCCATCGACGATCAGATCCACCTTGCGAATTATGGAGAGACCCAAGTTCTTTAGGCACGATGTCGCTCCGGTTGTCGGTGGAAAATTGAATTTCAACATGAGTCCGGTGAGAAGGTCACCCATCTCCTTGGGTCTTAAAACGTGCCTTATCTCTTCACCCAAAAATCTAGTTTCTGTGGGTCTGTAAAAACGATAATAGGGTGTGCTTTGACTGTATTCACTGTAGCTGTATTCGTTTCCAACTGGCTTGTAAAGAAATGTGTCCTGTTGCCCCACGCCACTTAGACCCGTCAGTGCACCGATACCGGAATCTCCGCGGAATCCAACTGGAGGCTTACTCATGTTCCTCTCTTAAAGAAAAGAGACATTTAAAAATTAATAATGAGTCGCGAAGAACAGATAATTGAAGCTTATACAAATGCGATTCAACCCGTTCTGGAGACTGCCGTGGTGGTGGCGGCAGAATATTGCAAAGCCACTGGGAGGAGCATCGTCACGGCCCTGGATATGGAATATGGAATGAAGTGGAGCGCCATGAAGACTTCCGGAAGGGTATACGGATCCATATTGCCGGAAGGAAGTGACGACGACTCGGACAGCGACGAGGAAGACATGTTCGTCGAAGAGTCTGACATGGGTTTCGACGACGAGTTCCGCGAGTATGACGGTGACGATGAAGTGTATCTCGAGGTAAATCGGGCGGTCCGCGAATGGGCTGACTGGGAACCCGAAACCGAATTGGAGATGATGATAAAAAATGCGGTAAATTCTAGAAGATAAATCTTAGTGCGTCTGGTAGAACCCATGGAAGGGTATGAATATGACTCAGACGAATATTCACCTCTCCTTGATCAGACAGAGGAAACCGTACAAATCCGAAAACCCCAGGTAGAGTATTCGGAACTGGACGACGTATTCAGCGAAGAGTTGGACGACCTAGACGTTCGTGAATTCTTCATTGAAAAAAAGAAGCCGACTAATAGTAGAGAATGTCAAGTTACGACATCGTCATTGATAGTTCAACCAGAGCAAACAGAGACACAACCAACACCAACGACTTTGTCAGCTATCTCAGTACGCCCCTTTATGGAATCGAGTCCGTGAACTTTGTGTCGGCATCCATCCCTTACATAAGCACGGCTAGCACGAATTCAAATGTCCACGCGTACTATTTGGTGCTGGAAGTTCCGAACTACGGGATCCTAAGTGACAGAATTTACACCGTGGATAATCCTTATGCTTATAAGGATGTTTTGACTTATAATTCTGTCAATATAATTGCAGTTGTCTCGACCACGGGGATTGAACCTGGAATGAGTGTAACTGGTTCTGGTATAGATACTAACACAACTGTGTCTGGAGTAGGTGTTGGAACTGTCACCTTGTCAAAGCCACAGACCGGAACTGTTTCGGGCACTGGAACATTTGTAGAAACAGATTTGATTGCTTCAAAAAGCGAAGACTATTTCTTAACAATGTCCGATACAGATGGTTTAACAATTGGTATGACTGTATCCGGAACAGGAATCGAAATAGGTGCTACGATATCGGCGTTTGCCGACGCAACAACTGTCATACTAAGTTTGCCTAACACTGGGACAGTTTCTGGAACAATTACATTCAACGGCGACATTGAGAAGACGGGAAGCGGTGTCGCGACCGCAAACAATGATCAGTTGTATGTTTCTAATGTGTCCGAGTTGTCAGCTGGCATGAGTGTAACAGGGACAGGAATAACTGGTGGAACCACGATTTCGTCTATTTCTGATTACATAGTTGAACTGAGTGCAGTCAAAACTTCCACGATAAATGAAGAATTGACATTCACCAGGACTGTAACCACTACTATCTCAGATTATCTATCAGCCACTGAAATATTAATAAGTCCGAGCAGTCAAAATATTGAGATTGGTATGGACGTTACCGGAGTTGGCATAGGTGCAGGTGCCAAGGTCATCGATATCAATGGAACAACGATAACACTAGACGTGGCAAAAACCGGTGTTGTCTCTGGAATAATTACTTTTGTAAATTCAGTTGACAATCGTTTTGACTTTGCATACACAGGAACCCTAGTGGTTCCACAAGTAACCAATCCGCAGTCAAATAACTACATGATGGGTTCGTTGAACGATAGGATAAACATCACCAAGATAGTCCCGGTTATGGAAGCCATTAGGGTTTCAATTTACTACTATGATACGAGTGACAGTTCGTTCAAATTGTATCCATTTGATAATGCCGGAACGGACACGGAAGAATTTGTTCTGAAGTTGTCCATACAGGGGACCAAGGACAAGCGGTTCGCCACCAAACAACAGGACGAAGACGACCAACGCCTGGAGCCCGCTATTGCTCCACCAGTGAAACCTGGTTCTGAAAATACATTTGCACGCAAGTTAGTAAACTATTACAGATCAACTACCCGTAACTTGACTAACCCGGAAGTTTCAGAGGAACCCGTTGGCGCCCTTTTGCCTAGACGCGAGTTCATGGGAATCCCAAGCAAGTACATGCAGATATTCATTCCGATGGCGGTCGTTCTTTTGGTGCTCGCAATTCTCTTGGCTAAGTAGTAAATGGCTAGATCCTCATATGTGTCGACAGGAATTCCCGATTTCAATTACGAGTATCACACTATTTCGTTCGATACGCTGGATCAAACGAGCGCCAACACCTTTACCGTCTACTTCAATACTCCCTTGAGGCAGGTGGTACAGGCGAGATTGTTGGCGGCGCATGTCCACACCCGCGGCACCGTGGAACACCTCTATCTACGAA